CCGCGCCCGCAACCCCAACCTGTACGCGATCAAGGTCGGCTACGCGCAGTACTTCTACCGCTGCTGGGTCACGATCCTGGACCAGATCCTGCTCATGGCCCCGCCGCAGTCGCTCAAGACCGCCCTGCTCGGCACCGTGATCATGTACTACCCCGGGCCAGTCCTGGTCACCAGTAAAAAAGGCGACCTGTTCCGCAACACCTCACGGATCAGGCAGGGCGTGGGACCCGTCGCCAGCTTCTGCCCCGAGGCGTTTGACGACGTCCCCAGCACCGTCACGTGGAACGTCATCCGGGGATGCGACATCCCGGCGGTGGCAGTCCGCCGCGCCGACGCCTTCACCAACGCCGTCGACATCAGCGACATGCAGAACGGCGGTCACTTTAAGGACCAGGCGAAGCTGGTGCTGCGCGGCCTCTTCCTGGCCGCCGGCATCGGCGCCGGGGACCTGGCGCTGGTCAAGTACTGGGCATTCACCCGCAAGACCGAAGTTGCCGAACTGATCCTGACCGCGCGGGGCGGCGCGCCTGAGGGGTACGTGGCCGCGCTGCAGGCGTTCCGGAACCCGGACAACCTCAAGTCCGCCGCCCCCGGCGTGATCTCAGCTGTCCTGCAGTCCGCGCTGGGGTTCATGAACGACCCCGTCATGGCCGCTGCGGTGCTGCCCGCAGACGACACGGCCAGCTTCGACCCTGAGGCATTCCTGAGCGCCCACGGCACCCTGTACCTCACCGCAGACAGCCACGACGATAAAGCCCCCCTCGCCCCGCTGTTCGCGTGCCTCGCCAACGAGATGCATTACGCCGCCGTCCGGATGGCCGAGCGGACCGAAGCCGAGCACGGGCACCGGCAGGACCCGCCGTTTTTGATGGCCCTCGACGAGGTCGCGAACATCTGCCCCGTGCCCGTCGACGTCTGGCTGGCCGACTCTGGCAGCCGCTCAGTCCAGATCATCGTGGTCGCCCACCTGTGGGACCAGCTGGTCAAAAGGTGGGGCGAGGCAGGCGCATCGACCATCGTGCACGCCTGCCGCGTGAAGATCGTGGGCAGCACCGACGACATCAAGACCCTGAACATGCTCAAGGACGTGTGCGGCGAGTACGGCTACGGCGACAAACGCCACCCGAGGGTCGAAGCGGATATCGTCCGGATGCTGCCCGACTGGCGCGTGCTGTGCGTCAACCGGAACCGGCCGCCCGTCGTTCTCATGGTGCCCAGGTACTGGCGCGACATCGGCTACCTGCGGAACAAGTACTGGGGCGGCAACCGGGCCAGCTTGCCAGCCGCAAAGACCGCCGCGCTGCCGGCCGTTACCGACGATGCGATGCAAGAGGTGCTCGACGGCATGCGCAAGCTGCTTGAGAAGTCAGCCCGTGGGCGCGCCGGGCGAGACGCCATTCCCGGCCAGGTCGTGCAGCCCACCTCGGCTGTGCCGCCACGCCAGCCCCCGCCGCGACCGGGCCGGTGGACGAGGGACAGCCAGTGACCGGCAACGTACCCGACCCCCCGGCAGCGGCCGACCCGGTGGCGGCGCTCATGCTCATCGTCACGCAGCTGACCGAGCGGAACGCCGACCTCGAAGCCACCGTGGCCAAGATGAGCACCAGCCTGTCCAACTGCTGGCGCAAGACCATGGGCCAGCAGCAGCAGCTCGCCTCACAGGATGGTCTCGCCGAGTCGGTCGCCACCACCCTCGCCGCTTTCGGCGAGCGCCTGGCTGCAGCCGAGGGCCGCGAAGCTGAAGGCGACGACGAGGACAGCGACAAGTGGATGCCGCCGCCCACGTTCGACTGGTGGGACACCTACGACGACATCGCGGACCCGGTCGAGCGCGAGAAGCTGGCCGGCCGCAGGCAGTCCCGCGCGGACTACCTGATCACCTGGGCCACCGACATCTACCGCTACGCCTACGGCCACATAAGCGAACCCCTGCCGGCCTGCTGGCCGGACCACCCGCTGGTGATGCACATCATCGACACGATGTCCGCGATGTGGGCCTACTACTACACGCGGCCCACCCGCACGCCGGGGAATCTGCGTGAGCAGGCGCAGATGCAGGTCCAGTACATGCCGGTGTGGTCACGCCAGATCGAGACCGAACTCAAGCGCTGCCAGGATGGCCGTCACGTCGCACCCTACGGCGTTCCCGAACAGGACGGTGACCGCCACGGCACCTGACCAGCGTCACCCCGGGCCTGGTGAATAGCAGCGCCAGGACCACCCCGGAACAGCAACAGGACCGACCGAAGGAACTATCAGCCATGGCTGAGCCCGACCCAGAGCGCCTGGGAATGCAGACTGCTCGTGAGATCGCTGCACGGCAGCAGCTGGACACGACACCGGCTGGCGCGGTGCAGGACTGGCGCGAAATAGCTGACCGCCTGCAGCGCGAGGCAACGACACCTGAGGGGCGCACGTTCGCCGAGAGCTACGCCCGCACGGCTGGGCAGCTGGCCCGGGACACCGCAGCAGGTGCCCGCAACGCGCCGGACATGACCGATGGAAACCCGCACCCCGAGGCCGCCCTCGCGGACCGTGGCTGGGAAGCCAGGGATGGGGTGTGGGTCCGCGACGACGGGCAGGCGGACGAGCCAGCCAGCGAACCCGCGTTTACATGAACGTGCCCGGGGCCGGCGATAGCAGTCACCGGGCCCCGGGCCATACAGCAGGACCGACCGAAGGAAAGGCCCCGCAGTGACCCGAACCATACCCCGGGCCCGCTGGCCACGGCCAGGGCGCCACCGTCGTGAAGCCCGTGCAGCCGAACGCCAGCGCATCACCGAGCTCGAACGCGAGGTGCAGCGGCTGGCCCGCCACAACCACGCACTGTCGGTCGGCCTGGCCCGTGTCTTCGAGGCTGTCGAACTGCCGGTGCCCCCACTCGTCGCCGAGTATCTGCCGCACCACCAGAACGGGTCGCCCGTACCGGGCTGACCCCGTGACGAAAGGACACGCCATGATCACCCAGCCCCTGACCGGACCGGACCTCGACCGCGAGATCGACCGCCTGGCCGGCGAGTACCCCGAGCCAGCCGGTGACCAGGATGCCCAGGCCGCCGACGACCTGGACGACGACGTCACCAGCTGACCCCGCACCCCCCACGGACGCCGCAGCCCCGGGACTGGCCGCCGACTGGCCCGGGGCTGCGGCCTGTCTTGTTACCCCCCTGCCTTGTGACGCACTAGGATTTGTGCTACGGGGATTGGCTACCGGGATGCGAGGTGGGTGCGTGGCGTCCGGGCTGTGCAGGGGATCGTGCAACGCGCGGTACAGGCGGGCATGGGACGACTACCACAAGGCGCTCGCCGTGTGGCTGGAACACCAGGCCGCCGGTGACGGCCAGGAACGGCCCGAAGAGCCTGCGGTCCGGCCAGCCGCCGCCGACCCGGTCTGGTGCGGCCGGTGCACGGTCAGCATCAAGGCGATGCTGTCCAAGCTCGACGACCAGGTTGGGTTCGTGCGCCGCGAGGCCGACGGCCACCGGCTCAGCACTGAGCTCGACGCGGACCGGGTGAAAACCTCGAAGGGCACGCCGTCACCGTCCGCGACTCTGGACGACATGGATGACATGGCGTCGATGCTGCGCGGCTGGGAATTCGTGAAGCGCGGTGAGGATCCGCCCAACCGGCGCGGTGACCTGGCCGACGAGATCATGACCATGGTCACCTGGCTGCTGCAGCGGTTCGACGCCATGATCACCAACCCCGATTACGCGGCTGATTACGGGGCCGAGGTCACCGAGTGGTACCACCGCCTCGAACGCCGGGGCAAGACCGGGACCGGGTGGATCGCCCGGGCCATGGCGTGCCCGCGGTGCCAGCGCCGGTCGCTGGTGCAGGAACAGGGCGACGACACCATCAGCTGCACCAACATCGACTGCCACCGGCTGCTGAAAATCGACGAGTACGACGTCCTGGTCGAGGAACGCCACAAGCAGCTGGCCGCTGCCGCGCGGATGCGCAAAGAGAAGAAGGACAAGATCGCAGCCTAACTTGCTTGCCCTGCTAGGCAACGCTCGTGTATGCTGGTCCCATGAGTAACAGAAGCCAGATGTCCTTCAGCAGCCCCGAGGTGAACCAGCGGCTCACTGGCCTCAGTGCCACGCTCACGCTGATCCAGTACCGGCGCGTGACCCTCACCGAGGCCATGCTGGTCGCCCTGGACTGCGCAAACTTCGTGACCCGTGACCAGCTGGCCGAGGTCACGGCCGCGCGGTTCGGGGACCCCGAGGTCGTCAAGGGGGACGAATGACCTTCGTCCTGTCCTCGCATCTCAGCCGCCGGGTCAGCCTGAGCGATGCGCTCAGGGCCCTGACCGTCAACGCCCGCGACCCCGTTACGGTCGCCATCATCGGCAAGCGAATCCCAGGGGGGAACGCATGAACACGCACTTCCACGTCACTGCAATCCAGAAGTTGTCGAGACGCATCCGGACGGACGCCTACACCCGGCCGCAGGCCGAGGCCTGGGCAGCCGGCATGGTCCGCGCAGACCACCTCTACACGATGCCTATGCCGAATGGCATCGACGGGAACGGCAAGACCCGGTTCGACCTGCTCGACGCCGAGTTCGGCGAGTTCGGCATGCTCGACGCCAAGCTCGACGAGCCCTGGCGCGACCTCATCTCTGAGTGCGTGAATCCCGGCTGGGAAGCCGTCTGGATCATCCCCTGCGCCGGGCTTGTCGCCGACGGCGTATGCGCGGACGCCATGCGCAGCTGGGACTTCCCGGACGAGCACCTCTTCTGGGACCTGGACGGCTTCCGGGCCGGCGCGGGCGAAAAGACACCAGCATGACCGCCGGCCCCGGCCCGCAGACCCCTGCCGCCGCCAACGTCGTCCCGGTCCGCCGGGCCAGCATCCGCTACGGCGGCGACCCTGCGCGGCCAGCGTCCGGCAGGTGGAAGAACTGGCGCATTGACGACGGCCGCGATTATCCCGTGACCATCACCAAGATCACCGACCGGAAGGACTAACTACCGTGCTCAGCACCATCGTCAGGGACCTGGCCATCGCCACCGGCGTCACGGCCTGGTGGGCCGGGGCGGTCTTGTTCATCATCAAGCTCGTCATCGTGCCGCTGCGCAGCAGGTACGGGAAACACATCACGCTTTGCGACACTGCGGCTCTTGAGTCGGCGGTCACCGCAGCCGAGGGCGTCGTGCCCCACCCCGTCATCGCTCAGGTTCGCGCGGCAGCCGCTGAGGCCCAGCAAGCCAACCGTCAGCTGCTCGCCTACCTCGAAGCCAACTGGCCAGAAGAGGCCGCACGAGTCCGCCGGCAGCAGTCCGGTGCCACGGCGGCAGCCCGGTGACCCCCATCGCCGCGATCATGCCGTCTGGTGGCTGGCGCGTCATGTGGAACCCGGGTCTCACCGCCGCCTGGTCTGAACCACTTCTGGGGTGGGCGCTCACCGGCGACGGCCACGTTATCCCGATGGCCGCGGGCAACACGGCCGGCAACGCAATCCTGCTCTACCCCGGCACCACCGTCGCCGGCTGGAAGTTCGAGATCTACCATCCCGAAACAATCGGGATGCCGGTGCCAGTCGGTCACCACGCAGTCATCGACAAGCTGCGGCGCGACGCCGAGCAGGATGACGCTGAAGAAACCATCGACAAGCTGCGGCGCGAGATGGACGAAGGCCCCAGCTAGACACTTCTGCCCCTTAAGTTGACCATGGCATCAAGGGGGGGTACCCTGTCTGCCAGCAGAACACTTGTCCGAAAGCCCAGCCGCAATTGCGCCGGGCTTTCGGCGTTTCATCAGGGGGTGGTCCTGGTGGAACTGCCCCGCCCTGCGCCCGATGGCCGCGTGTACCTCACCACGACCCAGTCCGCGCAGCTGATGAACGTCACAAAAACCACCATCATCCGGTGGCGCCGTCACGGCTACCTCACCCCCATCGACGGCTCACCCCCGAACAAGCCGATGTTCGCCTACGACGACGTAGTGGCAGCTGAGGCCACCGCCCGTCTGCGCGGCATCGCCACTTCAGGCATCGACCCCCGCGACCAGCGCGACCTGGCGGCCTGAAGAACACCCTCACCACGGGGAACAAGGGGCAGGCCGTGATCGCGAACTGGACCATCGCGCAGTGGACAGCCGTCAGCGAAACCCTGGCCATGATCGCCCTTCTGCTCATCGCCAGCAGCTACGGCACACCCAGCCGTGCGCAGCGCTACCGGAACATCATCCTGACGCTCATCACCGGCGCCACCACGATCAGCTTCGCCCAGGACCTCACCCACGGGTCGTACTGGGCCATCGGCGACGGTGTGCTGCTCGCGCTCATCGCCGCCCTCGGTGGCCTGCGCCTGCTCGCCGCGATCCGCCGCGAAGGCCACAACGGATGCCAGCACCGTGACTGCCAGTCTCGTCGTCCGGGCACTTAACGTCACGGCCGCCGGCCGGTGGGACATGGAAGAATCCCGCCTCTCGTGGCGCCCCGACGACTATGCCCCCCGGGCCGCGTTCGACCCTTTCCCCGCCTACCCGCACGACGACGTCACGGCCCGCGACCAGGCCCAGGCCATCACGGAAGCCGTCCCGCCACTGTGGGACGTCACCTGTTACCTGGCCAGCCATGAACCCGCCGCACGGACCAACGGCTACTCGGCCTACTGGACCGGCCGCACCCACGGCGACGACGGCAAACCCAAACCTGGCCCAGTCCACGGCTACATGGTCCTCGGCGCCAAACGGATCATGCCCCACCCCGCGATGACCCGCTACCTCGTCGCCCACGAATACGGCCACAACGTCGAGTGGATGCTCAACATCGCCCGCGGCGCCGACCGTATCTACGACGACACCATGGTCCGCGAATACGCCCGCATCCGCAGACTCTCCGGCGACCATCACGGAACCGGCGGACGGTGGCACGACTCACCCACCGAAATCCTGGCCTGCGACTTCCGCATCCTCATCCTTCAGGCCGAGACCGAATTCTGGCCCCACCCCGGCATACCGCGGCCCGAAACCATCCCCGAACTCAGGCGCTGGTGGACCGCCCAGCTGGACATCCTGGCCGAAGCCCGCGAGGACACATGATCACCACCCACGCCGCATGCGAACGTGCCGTAGACCAGCTGGCCCGGCAACTCGCAGCCGCCCAGGCCGCCAAGGCCTACCTCGAAAGCTGCCTCGACAGCGCACGTGCCGACGCTGAGCACGCACGCAGCCAGCTGGCCGCCCACACCTGCCCCGCTGAGCAATGGCAAACCAGTCTCGGGATCAGCCAGCCCTGGGGAACCACGCGGGTCTGACCATGCACCGCGACCCAGAACGGACCACCTTCATGATCCGCAGACGGCGGTCACCGTGCGAGCGCGAGCTCGAAGAGGTCTGGACCGAAATCAATCTGCTACAGCACCAAGTGAGGAAGCTGATGAGCGACCAGAGCCAGATCGACGCCACCACGGCCGCGATCGAAGGCGACGTAGCCGCAATCAACTCGGGCGTGACCGCCGTGCAGGCCGAGATCGCTGCGCTGCAGGCGGCCGTAGCTGCCGGGCAGCCTGCTGACTTCACGGCCCTCAACCAGGCCGTGTCTGACCTCGCCGATGCCACCGGCGGCGTGACCGCTGCTGGTGCCGAAGTCCCGCCGCCTGCTGGCCCGTAAGCACGGCTCAAAACCATGACCGCACCAAACGAGCCGCAGCCCCGCGGGCGCAACGGCAAGTTCACGCGGTCCATGGTGGTAGCCAAGCGCGATGCTGACGCTGCAGCGCTCAGGGTTAAGGGCTGGACGCTGCAGCGCATCGCGAACGAACTCGGGTACGGGACACCAGCCGACGTCCACAACGGCATCAAGCGGGCTTACCGTGACGTGCCCACCGAGGACATCGCCGAAGCGAAGCGGCTGGACATCGAGCGGATCGACCGGCTGATCGCTATCGCCTGGGACATCCTTGAGGCCGAGCACCTGGCCATCAGCAACGGCCGGGTGGTCGCACGGTGCGTGGGCATCGATCGGGATGAGTTCGGCGAGCCGGTCCGTGACGAGAACGGCAAGCCGGTCAAGATCTGGCAAGACGTGATGGACGACGGCCCGTCGCTCGCGGCCATCGACCGGATCAAGAGCCTCATGGAACGCCGGGCCCGCATGGTCGGTTACGACGAGCCGGTGAAGACGCGGGCTGAGGTCATCACCCAGGACGTGATCGACAGCGAGATCGTGAAGCTGGAAAGGCTGCTCGCCGATGGCCACGCGGATCATCCAGGCGACGCCCGAGAGTCTTCGGCGGCTTCGTGACCTGCAGCGCCAGGTCGCTGCGGTTAAGCATGGGGTCAGCCGTTACTACCATGATCCGCTGGCGTTCGCTGCGGACTGCATCGACTGGCGTGACCTCGACGGGCTGACCACCTACCAGACTGAGATCATCGGCGGTCTGCCGTCCGCCAAGCGAATGGCCGTCCGCGGACCGCACGGTCTCGGGAAGAGTGCGATCGCGGCTCTTACGGTACTTTGGTTCGCTTTGACCCGCGACGCCGCAGGTACGGACTGGAAGATCGTCACCACCGCCGGTGCATGGCGGCAGTTGTCCGCGTACCTCTGGCCTGAGATTCACAAGTGGTCGGGACGAATCAGGTGGGATCGTGTCCGTGACCAGCCGTTCACCCGCGCTGAGCTGCTCAACCTCAACCTGAGACTGAGCCATGGTGCGGCCACCGCGGCTGCGTGCACCAACCCGGCACTGATCGAAGGTGCCCACGCCGACGCGCTGCTGTTCATCTACGACGAGTCCAAGGCCATCCCGGCATCCACGTTCGACGCCTGCGAGGGCGCGTTCAGCGGCACCGGTGAGGCACTGGCCCTCGCGCTGAGCACACCCGGTGCACCAGCCGGGCGGTTCTACGACATCCATTCGCGCCGGCCTGGCTACGAGGACTGGGCAGCGCGCCACGTCACGCTGGCTGAGGCCATCGCTGCGGGCCGGATCGATCATGACTGGGCCGAGCAGCGGTCGCTGCAGTGGGGCGACCAGTCGTCGATCTACGTCAACCGCGTGCTCGGCGAGTTCCACGCCGGCGACGAGGACTCTGTGATCCCGCTGGCGTGGGCTGAGGCCGCGGTTGAGCGGTGGCACGACTGGGCAGCTGCGGGCAAACGCGACGGCGGCTGGCCACGCACGGTCGGTGTCGACGTGGCGCGCAGCGGCGAGGACCGCACCGTCCTGGCCGTCCGTCACGGCCCGGTGATCACCGAACTGCGGGTGTCCAGCAAAGAGGACACCATGCAGACCACCGGCCGCGTCATGGCCGTGCTCGCTGGCCACGAAGAGGCGATCACGCCCGTGGTCGACGTCATCGGCATCGGCAGCGGTGTCGTCGACCGGCTGCGTGAGCAGGACGTTCCCGTGGTCGCGTTCAACGCGTCCGAGGCCACGAAGCGCAAGGACATCACCCAGGAACTTTCCTACCTGAACTGCCGGGCCGGTGCCTGGTGGAACCTGCGCGAAATGCTCGACCCGTCCGGCGGCCCGGATGTGTGCCTGCCGGATGATGAGCAGCTGCTGAGCGAACTGTCGGCGCCGCAGTGGGTGATTACCAGCGGCGGCAAGATCCAGGTCGAGTCCAAGGACAAGGTGCGCGAGCGGCTGGGGCGGTCCACCGACCACGCCGACGCGACCATTCAGGCCTTCTGGGTCACCGAGACTGGCGCACGGCCGACAGCGCGGCGGTGGCAGACCGCCACTGAGCTTGACCAGTCGATGGCGAGCCGTGATCCGTACCGGCGCCGCCTGGTCAACGGGCAGCAGCGCCAGGGGGCTGATGACTGGCAGGTTGAGGGTTTCGCGCCGATGGATGGTGACGAGATGCCGGTCGCGCCGCACACCCGCCGCTGGCAGTAACCAAGATCATTCTTACGCCAGAACCCGGGTTGTACTCGCCAGACCGTGACAAACAGGACGGTGAGCGATGGCTGCGCCCGTGCTGTACACCGCGATCGCCGACGGCCTGTACCTGCGGAACATGGGCGCATCGTGGCCATGGCCAGCAGGCAGCAACGCACCGCTGAACCCGTCGAACCCGTTCACTCAGAGGGTGCTCGCGGCCGGAAAGATCGCGCTGGCCGCTGACGACGCTGTGGATAACACGACACCAGCTGAGGTGCTGCGCGGTATCCCGGGACTGCGCACGGGCGTGACCAACTGAGGTCCGGCCTGTTGCGGGCAGCCGACTGCGCCGCCCACATCCTTTACTGCCCGTCGCTGATGGGACGCCGGTCAGCAGTGGCGCGGTGGCATCACCGTATTCACCTGATCCCGGGCTGGCTGCTGAGGCCGGTGTGCAGCCGGGCCGACCATGCCGGGGTGGTGAGCAATGACTGACACCGCCGAGTTCCGGCACAACTTCACGGTCTTCCCCGATTCAGGCAGCGTAGAACTGCACTGCTACTCGTGCGACACGAAGCTGGCTATCGGCTACCACCCGAGTCTCGACCGCCTCATCGAGCAGGCCCGCGTCCACGACCGGTGCGAGCACTTGCCTTCTTCTGACGCCGTGACGGTGGGCCATGGCTGACACCGCCGAGGTCATTCACCTGCCTGACCTGACACCGAAGAAGCGTAACCAGCTGCTGCTCGGTGAGCTCGGCACCCAGTTCGACATCCACGACCGCCAGTTCGCCTACTTCGGCAACGGCGATGTCCTCGACTACGGGGACTGGACGTCGCGGGACATGACCGTGATGCTCGAGCGCGACGGCACCGCCGCGTCGCTTGAGAGCGTGCTGACGCTGCCGCTGCGGCAGGCGAACTACGCCGTCCAGCCGTCCAAGGGCGACCATGGTGAAGCCGAGTTCGTCCGCCAGGCGCTGATGGACCCAGCCGAATCGGGCGGGATGAAGATCCCGTTCGGTGTGATCATCGGCCAGATGACGTCCGCCCAGATCTACCGCAAGGCCTACTTCGAGAAGGTCTGGAAGCTCGACGAGCAGGGCAATGTGGTCTACGACAAGATCGCGTTCCGGCCCACCGCGACGTGCGAGCTCAAGCGTGACCCGCGTACCGGTGCTGAAGACGGTTTCCGTCAGCAGGTCTGGCTTTTCGGCGGCAATATCGGCATCAGCCACAGCCAGAAAGTCCCGGGCTATGTCGATATCCCAAAGATTAAGTCGTACGTCTATATCCACGGCAAGCACCGCGCACCATTGACTGGCACTTCCGAATTGGCATTGGCGTACTGGTGCTATAAGACGAAGCTGAAGCTGCTGTTCCTGTGGTATCAGTTCCTTGAGAACCAGTCGCTGCCGAAAGTCGTGGTTTACGGCCAGTCGCAGAAACAGGCCGACAGCCACGCGGACGTGATCGCGAGTTTGCGCCAGTCGGGTATCGCTGCGTTTGAGCGGCCGCCGGACGGCACGAAGAAGTTCGAGATCCTCGAGAGCAGCGGCAAGGGCGCGGACCAGTTCAACCAGGCGCTGACGTTCCTCGAGACCTGGCAGACGTCGTCCGTGCTGGCCGGGTTCGTGGGCTTGTCGTCGCTGGCTTCCCTCGGCCGCGGCTCGCTCGCACTGAGCCAGGACCAGAGCTCGTTCTTCCTTAAGTCACGGCAGGCAGTCTCGGCTGAGATGACCGAGTCGTTCACCCATCAGGTCATCGCACCGCTTGTCACGCTGAACTTCGGCCGCCAGGCCGCGTACCCGAAGCTGACCAGCGGGCCGCTCACCGATGACAGCGAGCAGTCGCTGATCACGCTGTTCCAGACCATGTGTGCCGCACCGGCTCTGCAGTGCCCGCAGGGAATCCTCGACCTGATCACCGAGCGCATGGCCTCGGTGCTGAACCTCGACGAGGACGCGGTGGCGAAGGTCATCGAGCAGGGTGCGCAGGACCGTGCCGCACAGGCTGTGGCTCAGGCACCAGCTGGCGTGCCGCCGCAGGCGGCTGCTGGTATCGGCCAGCTAGCTGGCGGCGTGGACGCAGCGACCCGGATCGCCGCCACCGCAGCCGCCGCGAAGCAGCCGCTGCCTGAGCAGCTGAACGAACCGTACTCGGCTGGCGTGACAAGCGGCGGTGGCCAGAGCGCACCGAAGTGAGGTGCGATGCCAGCCACCGCCCGTGCGCAGGTGCTTCAGCAGCCTGATCAGCAGCCATCCCGGCAAGACCAGCAGCTGACCGCGAAGGTCGCTGCTGCGATCGCGGCCACGGTAACCGTCGCCGCGCTGGTGAAGGCGCTGCGGAAGACGTTCACCGGGATCGGTATCGCACCGTCGACGCTGCAGGCCGTCGTGGCCATGGTCATGGGTGGCGAGCAGTCACTGGGCAGCGCGTCCGGTCCTGCGTCACGGGCTACGACCCGGCTGAACCTGATGCGCCGGGCAGCGTTCCTGCTGTCCGCTGCCAGGCGGGTGCAGCACGACGTGAACGGCAGCAAGGCAGCTGGTGTGC